GATCCAGACAATCTGGACATAAACGCGCTTTTTCAATAAGCAACCTAACTTTTAAATATAGACAATCATGGCTTTGATGCAAGTACTGAAAACGTACTATAACGATTCGCAGATGACCGACACTAACTCGTTGGTTAATGCGTTGATGGAGAAACCAGAAGAACTCTCCCCGATTATTACGCACTTGGCTGGACGTGAGGAGAAGAAGTTTCCGCTTTCTTTTCTGACCGAAGGAGTTGGTAACACGCGCTCGATCAATCGTTTTGAGTACGAGTACCGTGTTAAGACTCATGAGGTTAACATTCGCCCGGTCGTTAGTGTTAGACAAGTAGCAGCTGGTAGCGATACTGCTATTGGTGCTAACGGTTCAACCTTTAAGGTAGTGTTCCCTGACAAGTGGTTCATTTTCCCTTACACGCTTGTTTCCCAGACAGGGGAGCTTGCTCGTATTATGAAGGACCCTGAGCCCGTTGGAGATGGATATGAGTATACTCTTCAACTTGTTAGCCCCGGTGCTGCAGGTTTGAGTGCAGCTGCAGGTGGTGACCTTGCTACTGGTGCATTCTGGGGTATGCTGTATGCTAACGTTGGAATCGACTTCTCTAGAGGTAACGCTTCCAACTGGGCAGCTCCTGGTCTCGTTCGTTCGAAGATTGGAACGATTCGTAAGTCCTACCAGTTCTCTGGTAACGCAAAGGACTACGTTGCTGAGTTCAATCTCCCGACCAAAGAAGGTTCTTCCACCAAGTTGTGGATGGATTATGAGGAGTACCGCCACATGCTCAAGTTCAAAGAGGAGTGCGAGATGTACTACTGGTACGGACAGCGCACCCACGATGATGCAGGTCGTACGCAGATGACTGACGAGAATGGTCAGCCTGTTGTTTCCGGTCCTGGTTTGCTTGAGCAAATCATCAACAAGGATACCTACTCAACTCTTACTCAGAAGAAGATTGAGGATGTTATCGGTGACTTGTTCTATGGTATGACTGACGCTACTGACAAGCAGGTTACTCTGTACACTGGTGTTGGTGGTGCACGTGAGTTCGATAAGGCTTTGCGCAACTACTACGCTACTGGTATTTCTGGAGGTAACATTGCATCTGGTGCAGCTGCTAATGCTTACCTGCGCACTACCGAGTCCAAGTTCATTACTGGAAGCGGTCGTAGCCTTGGTATTACTGGTTACTTCACCAGCTATGACCACATTGATGGTCACACGGTAAACGTGGTGAAGTCTCCTCTGTTTGACCATGGTCCTGTTGCTCAAGCTTCTAAGAAGCACCCCGAAAGCGGTCTCCCGCTCGAGAGCTACAGAATGGTCTTTGTTGACCAGTCCAACTATGACGGAGAAAACAATCTCCAGATGATTAACAAGAAGGGTCGTGAGATGCTTCGTTGGGCTGTTGCAGGTTCCGTCGTCCCGAAAGGGTTCAAAGAGTCGGATACCCGCGCAAGTGACATAGACGGTGCTTCTGTGCACATGCTGAAGACGGCTGGTATCCTGCTCCGCAGATTCGATACTTCGCTGGATTTGCAGTGCACTGCATCGTAATTTGGTGTTTGGTTTGCATGAAGGGGGGACTGCGAAGGTGGTCCCCCTGAATTGCGACTCTACATATAGTTATTCTTAAACTAAAAAGAACATGAAAAAAGTGTACATCAGACGTAAGGAGCTTAACGGCTACCTTCCAAAGGAGATCCTGGCAGGAGCTAGGATTTCAATCGGTTCAATTTATGTGGGCAGACAACCTCTCAAAGGGTTTGAAGAAGAAGAATCCAAAAAACACCTAAGACGGATTCTTGACGTTCCACCTGACCACCCAAGTTGGCCAGCAGCAGAGAAAGAGTTCTGGTCCAGTATGAGTCTCAAAGTTCCATTCGAAGGAGTAGAGCTTGACATAACTCTTGACGAAAACGGGGATGCAGTTAATCCTATGGATTACGCAACGTTCCGTTGGTGTCAACGTCATAGACAAGTAGGATCTAGCAAAGCAGATATGGAAACTACTGCTGGGAAGAAGTTCTACATCTATGACCCTGAAGAAGACCTGATTAAGTCTAACAACAAGATCAAGCTTAAGAAGGATGCTGACAGAGAGTTCATCAAGATTTCTAGTGACTTGGATAAGATGAAGCGTATCCTGCGTGTAATGACAAAGCAGAATACTGACAAGCTTAGTCCTATGGAAATAGAAAACAACTTGTACGGTGAAAAAGACAGAAACCCTGGAGTGTTTTTGAAAGTATCACTTGACAAGAACTTGGATGTCAGAGCTGAGATTGAAGAGCTCATCGAAAAGGGAGTGCTCAGAAAGATTGGTAATCAGATCATCCACGAAGACGAAACAGTTGGGTCAGATATGTCTGATGCAATTGTGTATTTTAATAACAAGAAGAACTCTGGGGCACTTAATGCCATGAGAGCAAAGCTTAAGACAATAGCATGACAGTAGAGGAGATGCACATAGCAGTAAACCTTGGGGTGCAAAAGATTGCATCATTCCAAGCAGATAACTTGTTGTCGGAAGAAATCGACTATGAGCTCAATACTGCAGTGCGCAGACTTATCTCCCAACGCTACAACATGCTAGGCAACAAGTATCGGCGGGGGTTTGAACAGTCTCAGAAGAGACTCGATGACCTCCGCCATCTTGTTGAAGACTATACCACACAGAACTCCAGCTATATGGGGGTAGGGTATACGTCACGCACAAATGGGAATATTGATATCTATAGATACAAGTTCCCTAATGACTACATGTTCCTAGTTAATGTGTTGTCAGAAGTTACCTACGATTGTAGGAAAGATCCTGTACAAATAGCAGAAGGCTTCATATACAAGGATTACTTAAAGGTTTCGCTGACTACTCCTCAGCCTGGGTATATGATACAAAGTATCGCTATCCCAAATACACAAGGAGTACCCGAAGTAGTCATATACGGTCAAGAGGGACTTAGCTATGATTACCTGATAGGACCATACTATGGTGGTAATATCAACCCCAGCTTGTCTAACAATGACAGCTTTACTGATAGATACTTCGATACAGTAGCTACAGATTCCCCACCTGCCGACGGGAATGAGCTGTATCTAGAAAGAATCTATCAAGTGGAAGGCGATGGGTTTATTGCAATCGATGGACAAGCTATGGCAGATGCTTCTCCTGATGAGGAAATAAACCCTGAAGATTATAATGGTGCTTATGCTATTATTACTTGGGTCAATCCTAGCACGCTAGAAACACTTGAGCAGGTAAGTAACATAGCTCCGACTACGACATATATTGAAACGAGAGCTGCTAACTATGGTTTCCCTGCTCCTCCTCAGATTAGAATAGCTAGAACTAATTGCAAGTTTTCTCAGCAAGATGATATCTATGCAATTCTTGATGACCCTTTTAATAGCACTTCTCCGACAGGAATATTGTATACAGTTCAAGAAACTTTCTTAGATTTGTATACTAACAATACTTTCGTTCCTAATTCTATTCAAATTAAATACATTCGTAAACCCGCAGCAATATCAAGGAGGTTTGGTGTGGGATGCGAACTGCCTGAACATACTCACCATGAGGTGGTAGAGATGGCGGTGAAAAGTATCTTGGAAGGCTTCGAGTCCCCGAGATACAACACTCAAACCAGGGAGGTCCTGGAGAGTGAATAATTAATGTCTTTAAAAATTAAATCATGAGACAAGTTTTTTTCAAAACTACATCAGCACTGCAAGCTGCAGCAGGTACAGCCGGAGACGCTAGATTCACTGACCTTGCGTCAGGTGAGCTTGGATTCTGGTCACTGGATGCTGCTACTGGTGGTGACTGGTTTGCTACGGATTTGTTTGCTGCTACTGTAGATACTGTTGCTACTGCAACTGCTATCCCATACTTCAAGCAATTCCAAATTGTACAAGGTTTCCCTTCAAGCAATCCTATTGCTAGCCCAATTATAAGTGCGCAAAATCTGGTCAGAGTTAAATGTGATCCACAGGCTGATTCTACACAGCATGAAGTTCGTATAACTCCGGTTACTGCAGATAATGGTGATCCGTTGAACATCAAAGTTATCATTAGGAACACTCCTACTGATTACATCAACTATGTCAACAACGCATCAGGTTTCTCTGACTTGAGCGGAGGTGGTTATGACTTCCCGCTTGGGCAATACAACACCACCAACCACAAGGTCATTAACTTGGCTGTGACTGGAGGTGCTGACGTAGAAGGTACTTGTGACAATGTTGTTGCAGCAATTCAAGGTAACACTACCTGGAATGCACTCTTTGAAGTGGATGACAAT